ACAGAATCGGACTTATTGCACCAAGGATGAGGACCGTATATCGGGACCGTTTGAGCACGGTGTTATGGTGAGTCAAGGACACCGGTCGGATCTCGACCGCGCTGCGGAGCTGGTCCGTGCTCATGGTAGCGCCCGAGTTGCTGATGAGTTCCCAACTACTTTCATTCGCTACCACCGGGGACTTCAAGCTCTCGACGTGCAACTCCAACGCGCGAATGCTCCCGCCCTACGTCAAGAAGTTCACTGCGCTGTACTTTGGGGCCCTACCAACGTTGGCAAGAGTCATGTCGCTTTCACGTTGGATGAACCGGCCGAGACCTTTGTTGTACCTATACAGAACACTGGTAACTTGTGGTTCGACGGGTATCTGGGGCAGCGCACGATAGTTTTCGATGACTTTGACCCGAAGACGGTACCCTATCGTACCTTGTTGCGTATTTGTGACCGCTACCGCCTTGAACTTCCGGTTAAGGGTAGTTTCGTTGTTGGACACTGGAGCAATGTGATCTTTACAGCCAACGACCCGCCCACCCAGTGGTATCAGGATGAAGAGCCCTACGAGGGAGGCCCGCTGGAGCGTCGACTCGGTTTAGTGCTCCCTGTCTTTGACCGCAACAGTACTGGTCTCTTTCGCGCCGCTTTCACCACGACGTTCTACGATGAACTGGCTATCGACGATCAGACCGCGACGCATGGTCCTGAAGTAGACCCCGAAGTTGCTGGTAATAATGTAGCAGCAACTTCGGGACCCGTCGCAGAATCCGCGGATTCTGACGCTGTCGCTGAGATGGCTGAAGAGTTCGTCGCAGGAGTCGAGGACGCCTTTGTTGGTGGCTTCAACGAGGACCATTTGGACGACGATTGGTTGTCGCTTGAAGCGGAACTGGCCGCCCTTGAACCTGACAGTGAAGTGACCGAACCCTGGGGGGATTCGTTTGACGAATGAACTTCAAAGCGGCTCCGCCGCTTCTCCTTTTTTATATTGCAGGCTGCGTGGGACAAACATGTGGTGGCAAGCCGAGGGGACAACTTGTGAGAGCAAAGCTAAAGTGAACCTTTCTCGGCTTCGCCTCGATACCCGTCTCACGTCTTGAAGAAGAACTGAATGACTCCGTCAACAGTGACCGAGGTAGCTGCGGTGTCAGACAAGGTGATGAAGGCAAGGACGTCCCCGCTCTTCAGTTTGCGCATCGTCTTCGTGCTTCCCTCCCAATTGATCGCCGCAGGACCGGTGGAGGAATCAGCGTCCTGGAGGTAGAACGCCCCAAAGGCCAGGACATTTTGCTCTGGCGTGTAGAAGTCGGCCCCGTCACTGAGAGCAGGAGTGTTTGCCGCTTCCCCGTCCGGAATGACGATGATAGCCCACGCAGTGTAAGGCGAACCCCCAGCGTTGGCGTTCGACGCTCCCATCGACCACCGAAGGCCGACCACAGTGCCGGGAAAAGTCGTGGTCTTGAGCGTGGTAGAAACCACGGTGGTCGTAGCTGCCTGATTCACCACCTTGAGCTCTTTGTCGATGGGACGCGCTGCGCGCACCCCCGAGGTTCGAGCACGCTTCAACGGACGCGACATTGGTCGAATTCCTTGTGACACCCCGGCGTATCCCAGGACCCTCCGGGTACCTGCTTAATTAAGCAGGTTGCCACTTACAGTAAAAAAAGCGGGCGGCCCATTCAAATTTAAAGTACTTCGTCCTCTTGTGAACTGAACCTTTTAGGCGGGATTCCCGAAGTGGTCCCCGATATTGAAACGGCGGTACCGTGCCCTTCTGCCAAGGCAGAACGGAGCCTCACACCGCAACTGACGATGCCTGGAGGGGGTGCAAAGAACTGGTGCTTCACCTACAACCGAAGCGACGATGTCGCAGATGATGAATGGGAACAAATGATCGAGCGTTTTGAAACGCTGGGTGAACTGGACGCTGTTGTATATATTGTATTCCAACAAGAACGAGGGTCAGGCAAGCAACGCGAACACTTGCAAGGGTACGTACAGCTAAACCGCCGCTGCTCCCTGGTTGCGGTCAAGCGTGACGTCTTCATGGGCGCAACAGTACACCTGACAGTGGCGCGTGGCACCCCGCAACAGAATCGGACTTATTGCACCAAGGATGAGGACCGTATATCGGGACCGTTTGAGCACGGTGTTATGGTGAGTCAAGGACACCGGTCGGATCTCGACCGCGCTGCGGAGCTGGTCCGTGCTCATGGTAGCGCCCGAGTTGCTGA